CAAGCCGTTGAGACAGCTACTAACGCTAAAAATTCAGCGATGAAACAACATAACTATGAGATTCAATTAGCCAAAACACGCCGCGATCGGCTTGCAAATATTGTAGCTAGCAAAACCGAATACCGAGACGTCACTGTTAAAGCCATTGTCACCACGACTATAAACCCACCCACAGTAGCGCTTAAAAAGTTCATAAAGATTGCCAAGAAAGACGACTGGCATCTTTTTATAGTTGGGGATCTTAAAACCCCCCACAAGGAGTACCAGGACATTGCGCTGGTCGAAGATTGTGTGACGTATCTCACACCAAAAGATCAGGATCTTATTAGCCTCGAGCTATCCGAAGCGATCGGCTGGAACTGCATACAGCGCCGGAACTTTGGATTGGTGGCCGCATACCAATGGGGCGCTGAGATCATCGCTACCGTTGACGACGATAATATCCCATACGATCATTGGGGCAAAAACTGCAAGGTCAACACCGATTGGTCGGCCATGACCTATAAGTGCAAGCAGGACGTATTCGACCCGCTGTCGCCGTTGTTCCCTGCACTATGGCACAGAGGCTTTCCACTTGAATTATTACCCGATCGAATGCTCCAGAAGCCGCAGCTCGTTAAGCGCCATGTGCTCGTTCAGGCTGATTTTTGGGACGGCGACCCGGACATCGATGCCATCGCCCGGATCGCGATGCAACCGGAGATCGAATTCCCCTCGAGCATGTCACCGATCGCCGCAGATAAACTGTCGCCATTCAATAGTCAAAACACGTTCCTGAGCCGCAAGGTCTTCCCAACCTACTTCTTATTCCCTCACATAGGCCGCATGGATGATATTTGGGCGGCTTACGTTACCCAGTTCAAGTTCCCTGATTCAGTGATCTACGCTAAGGCCAGCGTCAAGCAAGAGCGCAATCCGCATAACCTAGTCAACGATCTAAAAGCGGAAATGATCGGCTATGAAAATAATCTCGAGTTTACCAAAACGCCAATTGGCTGGGAAAAGTTCTTGCCAGAAAAGGCGTTGCGGGCATACAATATCTACAAAGAGCTCCTAACCGATAAAAAGGCAACCCCCAATGGCTAAAACTACCATCCGAATCACATTTGTAATCCTCGTAATCGCAGCATTATATACGTTTACGTTTCATTGTGATTGGATAGTGGCCGGGCCCCCAAAAGCGCAAGCCATCAGCACTGAAAAATCTGATGGCGAGTGTACCGGATTAGAAACTGTCGGCCGCTGCGCAGACAAATGCCCGGAGGGTGATTTTGTCCGTGGCTTCGATAAAGAAACCGGCGCGCTCGTTTGTGGCCATGTGACTGGTTGCCCTTATGGCGATTCAATCCCAGTCGATTCTCCAAAATGTGCGCCGCCCAATCCGGTTGTGTATAATCAAATGCAACCAACTGAATCATTCGTTGGCAAATAACTAATCGGAGGGTACCGGGATGGAGCCAACGTCACACATTGATTTTGTTAGACAAATCGCCGAGGCGATTTGTGTGGAGCCTGAAAAGATTGAGGTTGAAAGCAGCATCGACGAAAAGGGAGTGCTGATTAAGTTGTTTGTCGCACGGTCAGATCTTGGCCGCATGATCGGCCGCGGCGGGGAAACCGCCCAAGCTGTCCGCACCTTACTGCGTGGCTTAGGGGCCCGCAACAGTGCGCACTACGGCCTCAAAGTCGATAGCAAAGAACCACCCGAAGAAGAAGCCGAATAGATCTAGTTTCAAGCAGTTTTAAAACCCCCGAAATCGGGGGTTTTTGCTTTGTCGACCACTTCCCCGCACCCCCCTGAGCCCTCAACCCCCCCGTTCGCGGTTTGTTCGCTATTAACAGAGGTAAAAAGCGTTTTTTCGACCGACAACCCCCCTGATAGGGGAGTGGTCTTAACACCTTAGAATTTTTTTCATGGCGCAACCCATGCGGTAGGGGAGGGGTGGCCCATACGCGTGCACACACGTTCACACGATCGACTGTACCCATCGCTTCCCAACCATTCCCAAAACCAAAATTTTCCGCAACAAAATGATTGCAAAGCACTAGAGTGATACAATAACCTCACAATCAATTAATCCATTAGTGCAGACGATAGCACGTTAAAAACGGAAAGGATGAAATCATGCCAATAGATCCAGAACCAACTAATCCCGAGGAGCCAAAAGACCTAAGTGGCCGCCCTCCCCACCGCCCGCTCAAATTCCAAACGGTGGCAGAGCTAGAGCAAAAGATCGAGGAGTACTTTGCGAGCTGTGAGCCGCATGTTGAAAAGCGCTTGGTGCTGCGGCTCAAAGCTCATGGTGGCGAACAGTACCACGCCTGGGAAGAAGCGATCACAGACAAAGAGCCCTACACCATTCATGGCTTGGCAAGAGCACTGGACACAACAAGGGAAACATTACGCGACTATGAATCCGGCAAGTACGACGACAGGAACATGGACGTGGAATCGCAACAATCCTTTTCTGACACGATTACGCGCGCAAAGGCTCGAATCGCTGAATACGCCGAAAAGATGTTGTATGTGAGCGGTGCCTCACACGGTGCGCAGTTCAACCTTAAAAACAATTATGGTTGGAAAGACGAATCGGAAGTTACCACTCGCAATGTTGACGAGGACTTGGCTGCACTCGATGATCCAGTTGCCGATCGTTTGGATGTTGCCGCCCAGGCAGATAAGGCTTTAAACGATGAGCCAGCGAAACCCACTACTCCGCAATAAGTGGTGGCGGCTTACTCACCTTTATAAAATCCTAGATAAAGAGGGAAGCCTGGTCACTTTTAAGCCCAGCCGGATCCAATTAATGATCCTCCGGGCTTTAGGGCCACGCCTACGCGCCCGCATTCTGAAATACCGCCAGGGTGGTGTTACCACACTGTTTTGCATCCTATACCTCGACGATGCCCTATGGACCCCGGGCTTTTCCGCGGCCATCATCGCCCACGAACGTGAGACGCTCGACAAGATCTTCGAGATCGTGGATCGTGCCTATGCCAACTTACCCGATTCAATCAAACCGAAAACGTCTCGCGATACTCTGCGAATGCTCCACTTTGAGCAGACATTTGACGGTCAACTCCTGGATTCCGAGATCTATGTTGCTTTGAAACTGCGTGGTGGTACCGTACAGGCCATGCACGTTACGGAGCGTGCTTACATTGAGGGTGACAAATCAAGGGAGCTCGAGGCCGGTTCCAAGCAAGCGGTGCCAATGTCCGGCCGGATCACTGAGGAAACTACGGCCAACGGCTATAACGAATATTACGATTCGTTTACCGAGGACTTTAGTAACCCAAGCGATAACCCGCTCGACTACCTTGCCCTATTCTTTGCTTGGCACGAGGATCCCCAATACCGGCTTCCCGGCCCCCCACTGGAACGAACTGGCGCTGACATCGCCCTGGATGAGCTGGTTTTTGGGGCTTATGGCTACCACTTGGATGATGATCAGATCCGTTGGTACAACTGGAAAGAAAAGGAATTGATCAAAGCGGCTAGGGCATCTGATGATAAAGTCGGGCTCGATGGTAAGCAGCTTATGCGGCAGGAATACCCAAGCACCATGCGTGAGGCGTTCCAATCAGGCCAGGGTAACGTGTTCGATTCGTTCATTCTCGATAACTACGTGGCGCCCAAAGCCATCCGGGTCGTTGAGAGCAAAAAGGTGCAGGGCGAGAAGATCTACATATACAAAGAAGTTGAGCCTGGCAAGTTTTATGGCCAGGGCTGTGACCCATCAGACGGTAATGCGGATCCGGCCGGTATCGCTGTTTGGGATGCCAATTATGAAAAGGCGGCTGAATGGTCCGGCTTGCTGCGGCCCGATAAATTAGCGCTCCTGAACCAGGAGATTGCGGAAATGTACAACGAAGCTTTTGTCGGCGTCGAAAATAACATGCTATCCACCGTTCTGTTTTTGTCCCAAACCTATTACAATATCTTTTCCACAGTCACGATCGACAAGCGGCATAATACCCGCACCAAGAAAATCGGCTGGACCACAACCGGCAAATCGCGCGATGTGATGATCGACGATTTCGTAATGCACTTTGAGGATGGATCGCTTATTGGGTTGACCGAAAAAACCCTCAAAGAGATGCAAACCTTTGTTCGCAAAGAGGGCGGGAAGCGTGAGCACGCCACTGGCAAACATGACGATATGCTGTTTGCCGATATGATCGCAGTCCAAATGATTAAAAACAAAGATCGGTCGAAAACTAAGACGGTTGTATTTGCAGATAAACCAGCCGGATTTTAGTGCTACAATGTGCTCATGCAAGATGACAATCCACTCTTATTCCCCAAGACTGTGGACAAGCCCCGATTACAGGCTTATGAACACTATGATCAGCTTTATTTTGGGAATCACTACAAAGCATTCGCCATTAAGGCCGATAAGGGTTTTACTGATCGTTATGCCAATCTCCGCTACATAGCCGCCAACTTTGCCGGTTTGATGTCCCGCGTTATGGCCGATATGATGTTTGGCGAAAAGATCGTGTTTGACGTTAAGGACAAAGAGAACCAGGCTTGGATGTCTGGCTTCATTGACGATAACCACCTAATCGCCCAGCTTTATGAATCAGAACTTGGCAACTCACGCCACGGCGATGCGGTCTTTAAGCTTCGTGTCGGCCCAGCCGAAAACAGTCCAACGGCTGAGAGCACGGTCATTGTTGAGGAGATTACCCCATCGATATACTTCCCTGTTTTGGATGTCAGCTCGGCGCGTTACGTTCCAAAAGAGGATATTTTGGCCTGGACTTTTAAACAGAACGGCAATACCTATCTCCATAAAGAAACCCACCGACCGGGCTATATTTTCCATGAGATCTATCGGTACGATGAAGCCAAGCAAATGATCATTAACGCTGAGCCAGTCGAATCGTTTGGCTTTAAGCCGCAAGAGGAAACTAAGGTTGGTCGCTCGCTGATATTCCACATTCCAAACGTCCGCGATGGCGATTTCTTTGGGGGTTCAGACTATCGAGATCTTGAGCAATTATTCTTTGCCCTCAATAACCGTATTACCAAAATCGATAACATTCTCGACAAGCACTCTGATCCGATCTTAGCCGTGCCTCCCGGTGTTATCGACGAAAAAGGCCAGGTCAAGAAATCAGCCCTTAATATGTTTGTTGTCGACAACGAAAACCCCGGCTTTAATAAGCCCGAATACATCGTCTGGAACGCTAACCTGGAATGGGCCTTTAAAGAAGTCGATAAGATTATCGAAATGCTATTTATGTTCTCCGGTATTGCGCCAACATCCGTTGGTCAACAGACCGATTCAAGCAAGGGCGGCCAAGCAGAATCAGGACGAGCCCTCAAGTTCAAACTGCTTTCAACTATCCGCAAACGTAACCAGAAGATTATCTATTACGACATTGCCATTAAGGAAATGATCGAGGTCGCTATGGAGCTTGGGAAAGCTCACAATATCGCCATCGATGGCCACCGGGTCAACAAGCCCGAGAAGCCCGAAATCAATTGGGGTGACGGCGTTATCAACGACACCAAAGAAATGGTTGAAGAAGAAGTCGCTCGAGTTGATGCCGGCCTTAGTAGTAAGGCTGATTCAATCGCTCGCCTCGACGGCCTATCACCGGAAGATGCCAAAGCTAAGGTTAAGGAAATCGAGAGCGAATCTGCAATTACTGTCCCAAGTCTCGACAAAACCACGCCTGGCGGCACTAATCCGGCTCCACCAGTCCCAACTCCAGCCGCCCCGGGTGCTCCAAACGCACCACAACCCCAACCAGTAGGTAAGTGATGGCTGATCATGGCGAGGTGAAGCTAAGAAGCCTCAAGATCCAAAACCTTATCGATACCTACCATCAGGCCTATAAAGATATTGTCGAAACCATTGTAAACGACACAACAGCGGGCAAGATCAATAAGGCTCGAACTCTGGCCACAATTAAAGCCCAGCTCCAAGAGCTTGGCGATGATGTTGCTAAGTGGGTACAGGCCGAAATCCCGCAGTATTATCTCGATGGTGCCAATATAGCTATTCAGGACTTAAAAGAGCTTGGCGTGGATCTAAACGGCCCCAAAGGCCTAGCCCCGATCAATAAGGAGGCGATCGCTAGTCTGGTTGACGAAACCAATACCGCATTCGCCCAGTCACTTACCGCTATGCAGCGCAATGCAGCGGCGCTCGTTGGTGACGCCTTTAAGCAGCAGCTTAATTTCATAATCGCTGATGGCACCCTAACAGGCGCGGCTCGTGATACGATTGCGGCATCGATCAAAGAAGCCATTAAGTCTAATGGGATCTCGGCACTCACTGACAAAGCCGGCAAGAACTGGAGTTTTGATAATTACGCACAAATGCTGGTTCGAACTAAAGCAGTCGAAGCTCGCAACGCTGGCCTCCAAAACAAGATGCTCCAAAACGGCTATGATCTGGTTCAGGTTAGTAATCACATGTCCAGCCATACGGCCTGTGCCGAGTGGGAGGGTAAGATCTTGAGCATAACCGGAAGTACGCCTGGCTATCCAACCACCGACGAAGCCGAAGCCGGTGGCCTCATGCACCCGAACTGCGAGCACGCCTATAACGTGATTAATCCGGACATCGCCGAAATGACCAACATGTACGATAACCCTTACAATTACGACGATGCCGAGGCCGAACTCGAGGACATGCACGGACCGGGCGCCGCGGGCGTCAAAACCCAACACATCCCGGTTTATCATGGCAATGGGCTTGATTCGTTCAATGACGGTACCGACCTATTTGGTAACGGTTACTATGTGGCCAGAGATAAGGCCGTTGCAAAAGAGTTTGGTAGCAAAGTCACCCAATCAACCCTCAACATTAAGCCCAGCCAAATCCTCACCATCGATAGCGATTCGGAATACAATAAGCTGATTATTTCCAGCCTTAAAGCTTACCCATCGGAAGACATCCAGGTTGCCCTACCAAAATACGTTCGATCGCTCGGATATTCCGCAATTGAGGGTACGCCGAACTATGATCGCTTGGCCGGAATTGCAATTTTTGATAAGAACTTATTGAAATAAAGCATAAACATTGACCTGTGGAAAAGCTGTGTATACAATCAAGCCTGTAATAACCTAATCCAATAAGTCGATACGATACGACGTTAAAAACGGAGGAGCCCTAATGACAACACCTTCACAATCTAGCACCCCACCAGCGGGAGGCGATCCAACTCCGCCAGCAGCGGGAGATCCAACACCACCAGCAGCAACGCCACCGGCGTCAAGCGGTGATATTGACCTCACAAAACTGTCGGCCGATCAACTCACAAAGGTGCTTGAACATCCAGACTTTTTCAACATCCCGAGAGTGAAAGAGTTACGCGATAAAGCGGCCGAGGCTGATAAGCTAAAAACCGAGCAGCAAAAGCGTGACGAGCAAAAGTTGAAAGACGAAAAAAAGTGGGAAGAACTTAGTCAGCAAAAAGAGACTGAGAATGCTACCCTCAAGGAGCAGATCAAGAACTCGAACATTAACCAAGCTTTAACAGCCGTGCTCGTTAAAGAATCCGTGGTTGATCTCGATGGTGCGCTGAAACTCGTGGACAAGAGTAAAATCTCGGTCGACGATAACGGTAATGTTAGTGGAGTGCAAGAGGCATTAGACGCTTTGAAAACGGAAAAGGCTTATTTGTTCAACGGAAGTGGTCAACCTCAAGTCGGCAATCCGAGTAATCCTCCTGGCTCACAGCCGGGCGGCCCGATGAAATACAAGCGGTCACAATTGACGCAAGAGTTCATCAACGCCAACAAAGATGAAGTCTATAAGGCTATGAACGCCGGGCTCATCGAAGATGATGGCCCACCACCACAGAACCAATAAATTTAATTTCGAAAGTAGTAAAACATCATGGCTGAATTAACCAGCACAAACAACGCGGTATGGATCCCCGCGGAAATCATCGCCAATCAAACGCTCGGCGCATTGGGCGCATACCTGAACTTGGGTCGCACAGTAACTAAAGATTCCGACATTACCACAGTCCAGCAAGGTACTGTGATCTCCGTTCCGAAGCGTGGCGCGGTAACATCTAACAGCTTGGCTGAGGGTGGTTCCGTCAACATCCAGTCGATCACTGGTACCGACGTTCAAGTCACATTGAACAAGCACCAGGAAGTTACGATCTCCGAACTCGATTACACTCGTAGCTTGCAACCCGGTTCTGTATTACCTGGCTATATGGAGGATGCCGTTATCGCCCTTGCGGAAGATATCGAATCTGCACTAGCCGGCCTGTGGGCGTCTGCCGCCTTTAACAACGATGCCGCTTCTGGTGGTGTCGCTGCGACCATCATGCAGGACTTCATTGGAATGCAAAAAGGTCTGTTCGATCGCAAAGTGCCTGTGCTCGCAAAGCGCTACGCGTATGTCTCGACTGGTTTGCACGCCGTAGCTCAAGCCGCAACCGCGTTTATTGATCCAAAACTCATCCCGAACAATAACGTGCTAACCGAGGGCGCAGTCGGCCGAATCTCTGGATTCGACGTATTCGCCGGCCAGCTAACCGTTAAAAGCGGTTCGCCTGGTGTTCACCGAAACTTGTTCTATACTCGTAATGCTATGGTTCTGGCTACTCGACCGCAACCGTTACCTGACGCTGGCTTGGGTGCCGTGGGTTCTAACGTAATCGACGCCAATGGCATCGCCCTGCAAGTAGTTAAGAGCTACAACCCAACCAAGCTCGCTAATCAGTTCACCGTTCACGTTGTCTTTGGTGCCGCCGTCCTCGACGACCGCCAATTCGGTGTTCTGGACTCAACCGTCTAACCCGGGAGTCTCTCAAGCAATACAGGAGCCCTTTGCGAGGGGGCTCCTTTTGCTTTATCCACAGGTGTAAAAGCCTGTGGATAACCATTTCCACCATGTGACGAATATGGTTGTGGTATGCTTAATTCCATGACAGCGGCAAGGTTGGTTTCAAAATTATTAATGGCCCACAGTAGCCTTGCCGCGCTGTGGGCTTTTTGTAATTTGGAGGTGTCATGCTATTAATCCGACCTGATGGCCGCCCTGTGGATGTTGACGATCCGTGGTGGATAAATGAGCGGAAAAGTAAGGGCTACCGAGAAGCAACCGACGACGAAGTATTGGACTATCGGGTTAAAAAAGATGCTGCATTAGCGCCGGCCGCTGACTATGATCCGAACGTAAATCTCAAGGTGTTTTATCAAACTGTGGCGCCCGGATCTGACGGCTACGGTATGAGCCGCGATATTATTAAAGCTGAACTCTACCAGCTTGGCATTTTGCTCGAGGAAAACTTCGATGATCAGAAAATCGGTTTATTGTACTCATACCCTAACGGCATTACCCAAATGAAAAACGACGTCCGGCTCGTTATGACCATGTTTGAAAGTGATAAGATCCCCGAGGACTGGCCAGAATACCTAAGTGCGGCCGACGAGGTAATCGTGCCAAGCAAGTTCTGTGCTGATACGTTTGAGCGATCCGGCATCGCTGCAACAGTGGTACCGCTGGGCTATAATGATCGTGTTTTTAAGTACATTGAGCGAACTATTCCGGTGGAGGAATCCCAGCCGTTTACGTTTATCCACTATGGATCATTCAATATGCGCAAAGGTTTTTCGGAAGTCTTTAAAGCTTTTAATGACGAATTTAAAAACAATGAACCAGTTAAGCTGATTCTCAAAACAACTGATCGCCGGCCAGCGATTCCAGTAATGAAAGATCAGTACCCAAATATTGAAGTTGTTTGTGGCAGCTTATCCGAGCTCGAACTATCCGACTTACTCGGCCGCTCAAACTGTATGGTTTATCCATCCAGGGGTGAGGGCTTCGGGATCACCCCGCTTGAAGCTATGGCCACAGGCTTGCCAGCTATCGTTCCAAACGCCCACGGAATTTCTGAATATTTCAATAGTAATTACATGATCGAAGTTAAGGCAACCGACCGTTGCCCTGGCCTGTATCACCGCTTTAAAGGCGAGGATGTTGGCGAAATGGTTGTTTGTGATCTCAAAGACTTACGCAAAAAGATGCGTTATGCCTACAACCACCAAAAAGAAGTTGCCGCAATGGGTAAGGCCGCCAGTGAGTACGTTAAAAAATACACCTACAGGATTACGGCCGAGCGCCTAGCTGAGATATTTAAAAAGTGGCAAGCAACCGAAACTAAGAAGCGCAAAGACACGAAATTCTTGCAGGTTGAGGAAGTATGAACGTCGCTTACCAGGGCCCACTTAAAGACTATTCGGGCTATGGCGAGGCGAATCGTCATGCTGTGGCTGCACTGGACGCCGCTGGGGTCCATGTTTGCGCAAAGTTGGTCCGATATACCAGTGAGCCATCAGATTTCGGTGTGATGGGCCAGCTCGTCGATAAGCTGATTAAGAACGATGATTATTACAAGATAAAGATTATGCACACCACACCCGATGAATTCCTGCGGCTCAAAGAACCGGGCAAATATCACATCGCGCATTTCTTTTGGGAAACTGACAAGATACCAAAAATATTTGCTGAGGGTTTCGCTCACGTTGATGAAATCTGGACTGGCTCACAGGCCAACGCTGACGCTATCAAGGCGGGGGGTGTGGATAAGCCTGTGTATATCTTCCCGCAAGCAACCCAAACCGATCGGGAGTGGCCGGCTCCGTATGAGCTACCAGGATTCCCGGATGATGGCTATTTATTTTACTCAATTTTTGAATGGACCGATCGCAAAAACCCGATTGCACTAATCGAATCATATCTGCGGGAGTTTCAAAAAGACGAGCAAGTCGGCTTGTTGATCAAGACCTATTTCCGTAACTTTACCCTGCAAAACAAGCGTTTGATTCGGGATAAGATCGCTAAGCTCAAAGCTCAAATGTCCCTAAAGAAGTTCCCGCCAATATTTCTGTATTTAGATCTCATGGATCGTGATCAGCTTATGCGAGTGCATAGTACCGGTGACTGCTACGTTTCAGCACACCGAGGCGAGGGCTGGGGAGTGCCTCAGGTTGAGGCAATGCTAGCTGGCAACCCGGTTATTTCAACTGGCTATTCTGGTGTGCACGAGTTTTTGACTGACGGCAAAGACGCTAAGCTATTGCCCTATGAAATGGTCCCACTCAAAGGCATGGACCACAGCCAGCATTTTTATACTCCTGATCAAAAGTGGGCCGATGTGGATCCGCTCAAGCTACGCAAAGCAATGCGCTGGGCTTATGAAAACCAAAAAGACGCTAAGTCTCTTGGTGAGGAGGGAAGAAAGTCGGCAACAAACCAGTTTAATTTAGCGAGAGTTGGTAAACTAATGGCTGACAGGCTAAAGGAGATTGAGGCAAGCTTATGAAAATACACTATATATCGGATCACTCAGTACTTGAATATGACGAAGTGCAGCTATTGCTTGATCTTGGCCACGAGGTTTTTAGCAATGGCGCTTACCTGGATCCAAAGGGCCACATTACCCTGCCCCGACCTGGCTTAAAAGGCGGCAAGTTTTATGAGGATTACGTTAAGCTTGCCAGCACCACTCCCCGCACTGACATGCCTCAAGAGTTGATCGATCCGTTCGACGTGATAATCGTTATGCACAGCCCAAATGTCATTATCCAGAACTGGGAAAAGCTCAAGCACAAAACTGTTGTCTGGCGTAGCATCGGCCAGTCCGTGCCGCGGATTGAGCGCCAATTGACCCATTGCCGCAATGAGGGCTTAAAGGTTATCCGTTACTCGCCTAAAGAGGAGAATATCGAGGGCTTTATGGGCTCCGATGCCATGATTCGTTTTTACAAAGATGAGAACGTTTATAAAGGCTGGACCGGCAAAGATCATAATGTTGTAAGTTTTGCACAGTCTTTGAAAGGCCGGCGTGAATTCTGCCATTACGAAGAAATTATGAGTGTCGTTGAGGCGTTCAACGGCACTGTCTATGGTCCCGGCAATGAGGATCTCGGCAAGTTCAACGGCGGTCAGATTCCTTACGAAATGCAGATCAAAACGATGCAGGGCGCGGCGCTCATGCCTTATGGCGGGACGTGGCCAGCTTGCTATACGCTGTCGTTTATTGAGGCGCTTATGACCGGGCTGCCGATTGTGGCAATATCAAAGCGCCTTGCTCATTACCCACAATATGAGCCGATTGATTTCTATGAGGTGGATGAGATCTTAGCTAAGATTAGCGGCGTTGTTTGCGATACGGCCGAGGACATGGTTTATCAGGCGCAGCGTTTACTCGACGATCCGGAACACGCTAAAGAGATTAGTAGGCGCCAGCGTGAGCTCGCCATTGAAATGTTTGGCAAAAAGAATATATCGAAGCAGTGGCGGGACTTCTTGGATGGGTTGGTTTAGCCCAAAGCATAAGGAAAATAACAGCTCCATTTTCAATGGGGTAGCTTACCAATTTGAGACAGGGAACAACTGCGGCATTAAGTTTATCCCGGATAAGCAAGAGATGCAGCGGCGTTATTACGCCGGCCAATTACGCAAAATAATGCCAGGTATAATATTCAGTAATTTAAGGAGCAAGTATGAATCCAGTCGGCACCCACGTCCTAGTAGAACTGATTGACCGAGCCGAACAGTACGCGGCCGATTTAAAGAAGCGATCCGGCCTTTTGATGCCGACTAAGATCGTTCATGGTATGCCCGATCGCGGCATCGTTTATGGCATCGGTGATGAGATCGAGAACCCGGAGATCGCTATTGGTGACATGGTAATATTTACTCATCAGGAGCATTTCCAGGGCTTCGAACATGAGGGCAAAAAGCTTGGCGCGATACCTTACAAAGACATTAGGGGCATAATAACGGAGGATGAAGAATGATCGACTTATGGCAAATCGCAGTTAAATCAGGGGCTAGCCAAGATGCTTTCGAGCTTTTCCAAATGCTCAAGGTCGTTGAATACCTCAACACCAAAAAGATTTTAGAAGTTGGAGTGCATACCGGGCTAGGCTTGAAAGCTTTTGGCGATGCGTTCCCAAAGGCAAAACTATTTGGTGTTGAGTGTGACGATCGCAGTCTCGTTTTTAAAGAGTTCGAACTTATTAAAGGTGATTCTACAAGCCAAGAGATCATAGATAAAGTTAAAGCTTATGGTCCATTCGACTTTATTTTTATCGATGGAGATCACACGTTTGAGGGCGTTAAGGCTGACTGGGAAAACTACAAAGACATGGTTCGACCCGGTGGTGCGGTTGGTTTCCACGACACAAGCCGAGTTGGTGAGGGGTGGATGTCGAAAGTCGAAGTCCGGCCGTTTCTCGATGATCTGTTGCAACACAGCAGTATGCCGATGGTTGAATTTCGAAATGGTTGGGAAAACCCCGGAACTATAATCGTATGGCCAAAGTCTTAACCGATTTTCACCATTCCAGTTTGCTTAGGGCGACCAATCTTTTGTTTGGTGATCGCCTCGGCATGGAGGTGTTCCGTCCGATTGGGATGGAGTGGTACGAGCATGGCTATTGGGCGCTTAACGATCAGCTCGATACAGCTAGGCAGTACTTAGAAGAAGCCTCGCAACCACTTGATAACACGCCCAGGCTGAACGATCCGGCAAAAAAGACAGAGTTTGTTGAGGGTACATGTCGGATCATGGACCCGGGCAATTTAAGCTTTCATAGGGCTTGCACACTGGATTATTTCAAAGCAAACGAGTTCGACTACGTTATCGCCTCAATACCGCAGCATGTCCCCTTATTTAAGGCTCTGATCAAAGAATTCATGCCAAACGCCAAGCTAATAATCCAAATGGGTAACAATTGGGACATCGAACAATATGCCGGCATGAACGTATTGGCCTCGATCGCACCCACGCTAACCAACGCTAATGCAGTTTTTTACCACCAGGAAATTGAGTCGGTATTTAAGCCTCGTGTTACGCACTCCAGCAAAAAGATCTATAGTTTTGTGAATATATTACAGAACACCGGCCAGGGGTGGAACGATTTTGAGGAGCTGGAAAAACTCTTGCCGGAGTACAGCTTCAAGTCTTATGGCGGCCAATGCCGTGACGGCAATATGAACGGTCCATTGGAAATCGCTAATGCAATGCACGAAGCTGAATTTATCCTGCATAGCAAACCAGGCGGTGACGGTTTCGGTCATGTGATCTTTAGCGCCTACGCATGTGGCCGGCCGGTCATTGCGCGGCCGTCACAGTACAAAGGCCAGTTGGCCGAACAGTTATTAGTGCCCGGCACCTTTATCGACCTGGACAAGTACGGCCGTGGTGAAACTAAGAATATGATTCGTCGGATCACCTGTGACCCGGATATGCTTTTTCAGATGGGGAAGCGTGCCGGTGAGCGATTCGCGGAAGTGGTAGACTATGAAAAGGAGGCCCTGGATGTTGCGGAATGGCTTAAAACTCTTAGGTGAGATATTAATTGACGGTGTGGTTGTAGTCGGTGCAGTTATTCTGTGTTTTGGTTTTGCCTACGCAATTGGGAGGTTTTTTGCATGGCTGATCTAGCTAAAATCGAATGCAAGATTAAAGATATTAAGCCGGTTCCTAATACGACCAGCCAAATTGTTAGTGTGGAATTCAAACTTGGTGATCGCCAGTGGTTCAAGGGCTACAGGTTAAATTACGACCGGCCGATCAGCATGGAGGAATTCAAAAAAGAAATAGTCAGGGTTGGTGTGTTCCCGGAAAATGAGGACGACTTCTTGGCGTTCGTCAAAGAGGAGGCCGATCAGCCGTTTACCGTGGAAGTTGACCGATCCGAAACTGTGAATAATGCCGCAGACAACATAGACCCACCAGCGGATAGTTGATAACATAAGCCTAATGCGTAAAAAAGTTAGGCAGTAAGGAATAATGATTGAGCCACTCACAATCTTTGCCAACGCGTTTGCCTCATTCGGCGATACCATCGGGATATTCGCAGTCTTATTTGGGCTCGTCGGATGTGCTGGTGGTGCGGTTGGATATTTCGCCAAAGGGCGGGGTGATTCTATCATTGCATACCAAGCCAAAGAGATGGAGTTGCAGGGTAAAACAATTAAGCGGTTGGAGTTGGATAATGCGGCGCTCACTCGAGAACGCGATACTCTCAAGGAACAAAACTCGACACTTACCGCGCTTGCGCAAGGATCTCCTGAGCTCGTGAAACTAACTAATCAAATCAGAAATTTGGTACAAGTTGTGGCTAAAATTAGTAAAGGGGCAAAGTGATATGGATCACAAAAAAGGTGTCGTTGAATTGATATCATCGATCGAGACTAAGGATCGTCGGTTTCGGTTTGCTCTCGGCATCTTTATGATGCTGATTGCCCTGGCTCTATTAGCCGTTTTTATGGTCCAATTTAATTCAGCACAGGCATCTAGGGACCAGGGCGCAGATCGCCAGCGCGAGATCCTCAAACTACAACAGCACAACGATGAGGAATTTGCTAAGCAGACTCGTTACATCCAGTGCATAGCCCAGTTCTTCGCGACTAAAGATCGAGCTAGTCGCGTGTTGACTGATCTTGATAATTGTAGTTTTTTGCAAGATGGCCAGCCTGTAACCGGCGTTGTGCTGCCAGCGACGAATGTCTTGCCAGGCGATTCGATACCAGGCCAGTCGGTTACGCCAACAACAATTCCGTCATCTACTGGCACCACGCCACAAACAGCCAACAATGATTCAGTCCCACCGTAGAACTCCACGGATGGTGCAGTTAAGCCGGTTGAGGTGCTAGGCATCCCTGTTTGTGTGCCGCTGACTACAATCTGTCTTGCCGATTAATGGTATAGTGGAATTATAACTAGGAGGATCTGATGGCAACCAAACTATTCAAAAACTGGGAAAAAGAAAAGAACATCATGGTCAATATCCCCGATGTGAGCGACGAAAATCAAAGGGTCACTGAGGAGTATTTTCAGCAAATAGTCGACTTATACGGATTTACCGGCGTCAACCACGACGACCGAATCAAGTTTTTGAAAGATAATAACTATGAAGTGACGCGGGAAAATATGACCGCCGATCTGTCGTCTCGACAGGCGGAGGTAGAATAATGGCTGAAATTAGAGTTGCAGATATTAGCCGATGGCAAGGCACTATCGATTGGAACACGTTTAAGAATCATATCGACGCAGTAATTATTAAGGCCACTGGATCCGACGGTGGTTTGTACACAGATGGTATGCTCGGCCGTAACCGTGATGAAGCCCGCCGCCTTGGAATTCCACGCTGGTATTATCACTATAAGGGTGTTGGATCAGCTCGGGACCAAGCTGCTTATATGCTTAATGCTATTGGCATTCAGGCCGGCGAGGGTATTGTTATCGATGATGAAAACGAGGGCAAAGTAAATGTTGGCTTCATTGCTGAATTCACGGATGCTATCAAAGAACTTACTGGCGGCTTGATCAACGTGGCTTATTCGAATCTATCCAGGTTTCAGGGCGTAGACCTAAGCCCCATCAAAGACCGTAATGTTGGCGCATGGGTAGCTAAGTACGGCCAAAACACGGGAACCATCGAGGGAGCCGGCGCGGCTCCTGGCGGCATCGATCTGCCGATCATTGCTTGGCAGTATACCAGCGCGGCACGCATTCCTGGTGTCTCGGCTAACACCGTTGATATGAGCGTTTTTTACGGTGACGTCAATCAATTCTTAGCCTACGGTGCGAGCGGCAATGTTCCACAGGTCAGCCCACCAAGCACAGCAACTCCGCAATCTCCAGGCAACGGAACTTATACTGTTGTAAAAGGTGACACGCTTTCTGGTATTGGCGCCAAGCTTGTTATCGACTGGCGCAACATTGCAGCCACAAACGGTATCGTTGCTCCGTACACGATTTATCCCGGCCAAGTACTCAAGATCTATGGTGGTACCATGTCCCAAACTGTCACCTCTGGTGGTGGATCCTACATGGTTGTTAGCGGTGACAACCTAATCGGAATCGGCCAAAAGACCGGCCACGACTGGCAAGAAATTGCGAAACTTAATGGCATTAGTTCGCCTTATACAATCTATCCCGGCCAGTCTCTCAAGTTGCCTGGCGGCGGTGTGACTGAACCGGCGCAAGCTCAATCAACGTATACGGTTGTTCCGGGCGATTACCTGAGCAAGATCGGTGCCGCTACTGGCGTAGCATGGACCCGAATTGCCGAACTCAACGGAATTTCCGCACCGTATGTTATCTATCCCGGCCAAGTTCTTAAATTAAACTAACGGAGGGAACGCGATGGAAATTCCAGGCGCATCACCAATAACACCAAAACAATGGCAAAAAGTATTAAAGGCTCTATGTTATAGCTTTGGTTCTGGCTTTGCAGCCGGCTTCTCGTTAGCCGTGACAGGCGCACTTAGCGGCCTGGTAAACGGAGGTAGCTTGTCGGTCAATACAGCTCTCATCGTGGCTCTGGTGGCCGGTGGCCTAGTCGGCGCATTTAACAGTATTGCTGTGACCATCAAACAGCTATTTACACCCGGCGAATAGTTTGTTACTTTATCCGGGTGCTCAGTCCAAATAGTGCAAGAACACACGTCATTCGCGGACGTGGCCCAGCTAAGCGGGTGCACTGGAGCTGGAGATAATATCCTGCAAAAATCCAGCCTGAGCCAGGAATCAAAACCCGCCAATTCTGGAATGGCGGGTTTTTCTGTTTAGGCTATAATGAGCTTATGTCAAACCCAGCAGCAGATTTTCCAGCAGCGGTGCATAGCCCTGTTGATACTACGGCCAACGCCACTAGCGCGCTTGGTGAAACTGGTCCCACTCACTCACAGGTACATGGAAAAACAGAATCAGAAATAGTTGCTATCCAGCAAAAGCTCGGGATCGGTGCAGCGCCGGCTAGTTCAGCGTCGGCTCGAGAAGTGCTTAGAGTTGACGGCAGTGGAAACAGTGAATGGGCAGCCAACGATGAGAAGCCCCGGCCACTTGGATCGCGGGTTATTGGTTTGGGCGATTCAATTATGGCGGCCACAACGCCAAGTGGCCAGTTTGGTAGCGCGGGCCCCTACACTGATTCCCGGCCAAACTTTAATGCCTGGTTTAATCGAATGTGTTACGCAAACCCAAAGCGATTTTATCGGCTCCGAAATGCTGGTATCGGCGGTGACGTTACTGGTGGTTATGGAAAAACCACCACTGTCGTTACAGCCGGATTAACTACCAGCGTTACTTATCGGGTCACTAAAGGCACCAAAATGTTTGGGGTGAATACCCTTTATATTGGCGCGCTGGACGGTACGAACGACACAAAGACGCCAAGCGGCCACGTAGATAATGGCGATGGCACGTTTACTGTTAGCTGGTCTGGCACGATGGTAAACACCTGGCCGGCTGATTCAGATATCCGTTGGGGTATGCTCGGTCGCTTGCAAACAGATGTTATTAACTGGAACCCGGAGGTTGTTTTTGTACACGGTGGTACAAACGATCTGAACAATTTAACCACCGCCCAAATCGTTTCAGCCCTCATGGACATTGGAACCGACTTGCGAGCGGCCAATATCGAACCGATCTTTATGGAGCTCTTGCCGCGTTCCACGTATATGAGCCAAGTTGTTCAAGTAAACGACGCATTGCGCTATGCTTGTCGAACTTATGCCGGTGGGTCATTTCATCTAATCCCTATTTATGACGTTTTCGCCGGCTCAGATGGTATGTATTCTTCTGTTGCTTATAGTTCTGATGGCCTACACCCAAGTGCGCTTGGTAATAATATGATCGCGAATTTGGTTGTTGCGTATATGGAAAAATTGCCGATGCGCATTAGTGCTGTTCCAACATCTGCATACGATACTGATCCAGTGAACTTACTCCAAAATACTCACTTCTTAACTGGTTCAGCGGGCGGTGGTGGCACGATTCCGACAGGCTGGACGTACAATCCATTCTTTACGACTAACACCATCCCATCATTGCAAACACCGGGCCCACTAGACGCAATCAGGGGCAACTGGTTTAGGTGGCGCTGTACGGCAGCAACCGGGACCACATCGATCCGCAAAGCGCTCACATCACAGCCGGCAGTTGGTGATTTCTTTCGGATCTCAGCTCGAGTTAAAACTGTTGGGCTAACTGGCGGCATGACAGTCACGCTCCAATATCTCGATGGATCATTCAATAACAATCTGATTCATAACTTGGCAGAAAACACCGAAGTTACTTTGTTTACAACCACAGCAAGAGTAAGCTCGGCCAACAATAATATATTTGAGATTCTCGTTACACCAGTTGGCGGCACCGGCGATTTATATGTTGGTGAAGTCTTTGTGCAAAATTTGGGGCCATTAGGGAGGACGCCATGATAGTATCAGCACCCAGTGCATCAATTATGGACATCCTGCGAGCGATCGGTGCTCGCATTTTTGGCGGTGATTCGCAAAAAGGCGGTGAGTACGTTATCCCTCGTATTGACCTGGCGGCCAGTTGGACCGCTAATAACCCGGTACTTGGATATTTAGAAATTGGTTTTGAATTAGATACTGGTAAGTGCAAAATCGGAAACTCTGTTACTGCCTGGAATAGCTTGGGTTATTTCACCCCAACGCTAAATAATATTCCTACTCCAACTGGCACAGTCCAAATGGGTGGTCAATACGTCAGTAACGTTGCCGCACCGTTCTTCGGCAACGACGCAGCAAACAAAACTTACGGTGGTTCGGGCACCAAGACTATGACCAACACCCGAACGCCGCCACGCGTGCTCAGCGCTGCGTCTGCTTCGCCTTTGACAACAGAAAAAGATACATACGACCTTTTCAAGTTTACGGCCCTTGCAGCGGCTTTAAACATCGCAAACCACTCAACCAGCACCCCGAGTGATGGTGAGCAAATCCGCATCCGACTACTAGATAATGGCACAGCTCGAGCTTTAACTTACGGCACAAACTATGTTGCAAAAGGCGGTACAGCACTGCCTAATACAACGGTACTTGGCAAAAATATGGAACTACTATTCGAGTGGGATTCCGGCCTCGTCAAGTACAACCTTATGGCTGTGACACAGGAGACATAACCTATGGCGAATCGCTATTGGGTTGCAGGTGGTTCAACACTCCACAACGGTACGGACACAAATAACTGGTCAACTACTAGTGGTGGTGCGTCAGGTGCTTCTGTTCCTACGTCTAGCGACGATGTGTTTATAGATGCAAACTCCGGTTCTGGCGCTTACCAGTGGACGGCTGCTGCTGTCATGCGCAGTATTGATATGACTGGTTTCACCGGAACGTTTAACATGGGTGGCGCTGTGAATGTAAACATCTATGGAAGCATGACGCTTAATGCTTCTGTAACACCTTCTGGGACGGCATTTTCAACACAAACTTTTGCCGCAACCTCAACTGGTTTTACAATCGACACAAAGGGGTGGCCGCTTGGTAGCGTAACCTTTACAGGCGTGGGTGGTGGCTGGACGTTGAACAGTGCCTTACAAGTTGGGGCATCTGGTACAGCCATACTAACACTAACGAATGGCACACTTGATACGAATGGCAAGACTGTAACGGCCGGTGGGTTTAACTCAAACAATACTAATACACGAGTGTTGACATTGGGTGCATCAGCTTTGAACCTGAGCACAACCAGCCCTTGGAATGTTAATGTAACAAACCTAACTGTAACTGCAAATACTAGCGTTGTTACTTGTAGCGCTAATGGTGCATCATTTATTACATGGCAAACATTCAACTGGAATGGGATGTCCTTAGTATTCACTGGGGGTGTTGCTAATACCGGCGTAACAACAAACCTCACATTCGCTAACTTTACATTTACGGGTACAGCCGCCAAGACAAATGTTCTGACTCTGTATGGAAACATAACGACAACTGGCACATTCACTATTAATGGCAACTCTGTTATCAACAGAGCACTTGTCAACACAAACATACTAGGGACTACTAGAACTGTGACCGCAGCCGCTGTCTCTCTCAGCAATGTCGATTTTATGGACATAGCCGGTGCAGGAGCAGCTTCACCATTTACAGGGACATCTCTTGGTAACGCATTGGGTAATTCTGGCATAACATTCACTACCCCTGTCACGAGATATGGAGTCGTCGCTGGTAACTGGTCAAGTACCGCAACATGGTCGGCAACATCTGGTGGTGCGGGGGGTGTTAGCGTGCCACTCTGTCACGATACAGTAATTTTAGATGCTAACTCTGCCGCAGGTACCTACACAGCAGATATGCCGAGAATGTGTGCTGACCTGACATGTACGGGCTTCACTCGAACACTCGCAACAACCAGTACAGCTAACACTATATTTGGTAGCCTCACACTTGGGTCGGGTATGACTAATTCCACTGGTTCAGCTATTACTCTTGCTGGTCGCAGTACCCATACTATTACATCGGCTGGCAAAACGTGGGGAGCGACCTTTAATATAAATTCCTTTGGTGGTTCATACACGTTCCAAGATGCTTTTACGACCACAGGTGCTCTCAATCATAATAACGGTGGTTTAGACTTTAATAGCCAAGTGATTGCACTACTAAGCTTTTCTTCACCATCGCCAACCACGCGCAGCCTTACGGGTGGTACAGCAACTATAAACCTTACCAATACCACAGCATCAAACTTATGGATTCAAGTGAGCAGTGGGCTTACTCAGAGCATGACAAACACTAATATTGTTGTTGCTAATGCATCGGCTAACCAACGAGATATTGTCGGTAACGGTAACATTTTAGGCACACTTACCTACACGGTGGCCGGCTCAACTGGCCGGCTATACATTCGTGGTACAGGTGGCGATTCGTTTGGGGCAATTAACTTTAGCGACGCAACGAATGCTCGGACTTTGCGGTTCCAGGCTGGGCTTACGTTCACCATTAGAGATGGCACGAAGTTTAACGTAAACGGTACTAGCGGAAAATTGATGAGCATTGAAACCCAAACGGCTGGAGTGGCTGCAACGCTTGCCTTTACTACCGGAATTGTGAGCTGTGATTACCTGTCTGTTAAAGATATAACTGCCTCTATAACGACCCCAGCATATTGTGGTGTGAATGGTGTACTGGTGTCTGGAACTACAAATTGGTTAGCTTCCGCCCCACCAGTTCTATCCAATGCTGACTTCTTTTTCTCGACCGCATAAGTTGCTGTAAACTGAGCACATGAGTTGGTTCACTAAAACGAAAACGCCCTGGTATAACCGCTTACTCGGTGTGCTTGCCCTATGGGATAGTGATCGTTATCTGTGGGATGACCCAGTTGTCACCTGGGACCAGATATCTACCAACGGCGCGGCCGGCGATTGGCAAACCCCAAATTCGGGCAGTTGGTTTACTAAAAACTGATATACTCAGTTTATGAGCCTAACAACTACTCCTCGAAACTATTTGACTATCGCAGAGTTGCAAATCCTGTCCAACCTAACTGTCACCGATAATGACGAAGCCCTGCGCCAATTGGACCGTGCGGAAAAGGCAATTGACGATTATATCGGCTACCAATGCAAGAGTGTCGAACAAATGGCGACCGGACAAGTCACCTCTGTAAATTCACTGAATGTTATCGATACTGGATCAGGTACTCCACTGGATGTTACGAATGGAACTTACGCCCGTTGTTTAATCGAAATCATCGGCGGTACTGGGGCTGGCCAGATCCGCTATATTGCGAGCTCCACAAGGTCCAGCAAGTCAGTTACGATTGTCGATGCCTGGGACACTGCGCCCGATTCGACTTCGATTTATAAGATCTACCAATTAGCTAAATTCCCTCGTGGTTCAGACGTCAACAGCAACCGCGACGGCACTTCGATTTATAAGACTATTCCGGAAGCTATTAAAAAGGCGGTTGCCGCTCAGATCGATTACTTTATCTCTAAGGGTGACGACTTCTTTACTGGCAATGATTCAAACGTCAATAGTGAACGGATTGGCAACTACTCTTATTCCCGAGGTGGCTCGGGTGCCGCTGCGTCTGTCGAATTAGTTTCGCCGAGGGTCCGATCGTTATTGGTTGGTTTTAAAAACTCTGGTGGCGAGCTAATTAACGACAATCCGACGACACTATGAACCTAGATCACTTACTCAAACAATTGTGCACGATCTCCACGGCCGGCGCCCAGGACAAATTTGGTAAAAAGACACAAGGTACTGCCGTCGAATATGACTGTCGCTTTCAGAAAACGTCTAGGGTGATCGCAACCACGCAACGTGAGCGAGAACCCATTAATGGTGTTGTTTGGCTGTCAGCGACCGCCGTGGTGGCTCGTGACGATAAATTAACCTTTGATTCAGTCGACTACCGAGTTATGACCATCGAGCCGATGATTGATCGCAACGGCGCTACCCGCCACATTGAGCTAATGGTACAGGAGTGGAACCTATGATAGGCAGTATTCAAGTTGATACCAGTGGCTTCATCGCCAGCATTCGCCAACTCGGCAAGAAAGCCGAGAACTCTAAGAAATTATCCGCTCTCGATATCGGTTATGAGATTATGCGTTTGAGCCAGCAAGAAGTCCCTCACGATAAAGGTTCGCTCCAAAACTCTGGTAATGTGGAGCAGATCGGTGACGACGTTATTGTTGGCTACCATGAGCCCTATGCCGCCCGGCTGCATGAGCACCCCGAGTATCGATTCCAAAAAGGTCGAAAAGGTAAGTATCTCGAGGATCCAATTAATCGAAACGCTAACGTCCTGGGGATCAGGTTTAGCAAATCATTTGGGGATAACCTATAATGTCGCGCAAAATTGATTTTCTTTCGCAATTGGCCGACTATTTATCGATCAATGGCATGGGCGAAACGAACCCCGATAATGGCATCGTCAACATCTTTTGTGGTATTTACCCCTCAGATCCAGACGATTGTGTTGCTTTGCTGGGGCTAATCGGCTCAACCCTACCAAATATTAATATTCCAGACTTTGAATATCCCCGATTCCAGGTCGTCGTTCGCAATGCTGATTACGAAACTGGCTCACAGGTTTTGCGCGATGTCAGGTCACTTTTGCACGACAAGTTAGCGGTCGCTTTACCAAATTATTACTGCCTGTATATTCAGGCTCAACAAGACGGATATCCAATAGGGCAAGACGACGAGGGGCGTTATGAATTCTCCATCAACTTCACCGCACAAATCAGGTACGGCGATTCCATCACCAGCTAGTGATATACTGCGCGACAACAAGGGTCGAATCTTTCGGCCGATCAACTGTTTAAAGTGTGGAGAATTAATCGGTTACGAGTTTATTTTTCGCGGCCGGATTCAATTGCGCTGCGCTAATTGTGGTAGGATAATGGTATTGGTGTTTCGCCAGCGAAAGCCGGCTAAACGGTCGGGCCAAAAATAGCAATTTAAACAAGGGAGAACGATATGGCAGACGCAACTAAAATTCAGCTTGGTGTCTGTTCCGTGACGTATAAAGGCGTAGATCTTGGTCACACCATTGGTGGTGTTACTGTGGTTTATAGCCCGGAATATCACGAGACATCAGTGGATCAATACGGTAAGTCTAAAGTTGAGAAGTTCCTGGTCGGCGAAAGCCTTTCAGCGAAAGTTTCACTAGCCGAATTCACAATAGCCAACCTCCAGCGGGCAATTAACCAGGGAACTTTAGTCGGTGACGACGCTGTTTCTATGGGCTCAAATGCTGGTAAGCGCGCTAGTTTGAATGCGGGACTTTTGCTATTGCACCCATTGAATGCTGCTTCGAACGATACTCGTGCATACGACGTAGCGATCTATAAGGCAGTTGTCACCAACGAATTGTCCATCGAATTCAAAAACGATGGTGAAAGAGTATTGCCTGTTGAGTTTGACGGTTTGATCGATGAGGGTCGGAGTGATGGAAACTTACTCGGCTTTATCGGTGATTCAATAAGCTAAACAGACGATTGGGTACTCGGTTGCAAAGCCTAGTTATTTAAACTATGGGTGACTCAAACACAATTACCGTAAACACGGAGCTCGGTGCTGTCGAAGTGCGCAAAATGGCACTCAAGGACTACGCCGAGCTTTTGCGTGCCTTAGATAAACTGCCTAAGCAAATCGGGCAAATTATCGGCGCTGACAAGAACGACATAAAGAACATGGACACATCGGAGTTACTGGCTATGTTGCCAGCGGTGTTAGCCGAATCATGGTCGGACGTCGTTGCTCTTATCGCAGTACCAACCGATCAAGATGCCGAGTATCTCGGCTCACTTGATGGTGCGGATGCTGTCGATATCATTGTTGCCATTTTTGAGCTAAACGACTTCGCGCGAATCGTGGCCTCAGTAAAAAAACTAATGGCCCTAAAAGCAAAAATCCAAAAACCAGCTCCCCAAGAATAGACTTTGAGGATTGGCTTTATGGGGCCGTCGACTTGCTCGCCCACGAATACGGATGGAGCCTCCGGGATATTATGTTTAACACTTATCCCGAGGACTTCTTTTTGCTGCAACGGCAAATCAAAATGCGTAAGATTGATGAGTATCTTATGGATATTGCCATTGTCGCAAATCCTCACCGTGAGGGCGATGATGCCAAAGAGTTTGTTGAGAACCTGATGAGCGAACGTCGCTGGTATCGAGGTGATGAAGACGCCGAAGCCGAGCTCGATACAGCGGCTTTCGAACAATTCCGCAACACAATGCAAAATGAATCCAAATCAATCAAAGCTAAGTGATAGAATAAGCTCATGGCAGGATTCAACCTCGGCGATATTATCGTCACTATTAAGGCTAAGACCGACGACTTACAGCGTGGCCTCGGTGAGGTGCAGGACATGGCCCAAAAAACCAAGTCATTCGGCGATAAGATGGGTAACGCCCTAGAGGGTGGATTAAATGCGAGCAAGAAGTTAGCGCTGGGGATCGGTGTGGCCGGCGCCGCAGCGACAGCGTTCGGAGTGGTTTCGGTTAAGGCCTTTTCCGAATCCGAGGATATGATTGCGCAGACAAACGCTGTATTAAAGTCAACAGGTGGAATAGCCGGCGTCACTGCTCAAGAGGTGGAAAAGTTGGCCAGCGCTCTTGAAAAAACTACTAAGTTTTCTGATGAAGAAGTCCGCTCGGCCGAAAACCTATTGCTGACATTTACCTCTATTGGTAAGGACATTTTCCCGGAAGCCACCAAGACTGTGCTGGATATGAGCACTGCCCTGGGCCAGGACACCAAAAGCTCGGCGATCCAGCTCGGTAAAGCATTGCAGGATCCGATCGTTGGTGTGACGGCACTACGCCGTGTTGGTGTGAACTTTAGCGAATCACAGCAGGAGGTAATTAAAAATCTGGTGGAAACCGGCCGCAAAGCCGAAGCCCAAAAACTGATCTTGAAAGAGTTGGGAACTGAATTTGGCGGATCGGCCGAAGCGGCCGGCGGCACGTTTGCCGGTGCATTAGCCAAGCTCAAGAACCAATTTAATAATGTCCAGGAGGCCATTGGTGGCTTCATCGCCAAAGCGGCAACGCCGTTTATTAATAAGCTGATGGACTGGTTCGATTCAGTCGGCGGCGTCGAGGGTGTTATGACCAAATTGGGTGACGCTCTCAAAAAGATGCAGCCCTACATTCCTATGATCGCCGGCGCAATCGCGGGCCCGCTGGTTGTCGCGATGATCGCTTGGGCGGTTTCGGCCGCACCAATGTTGTTGTGGGCTACGGCCATCCTGGCTGTTGGTGCAGCCCTGGGCTTCTTATTTAACCTCCTAGCACAGAAGATGGGTGGATGGGGCGCTGTCCTCGAAAAGGTAAAGGGTGGCCTATCGGCTGTATGGCGCGGAATGCAACAGGCATTTAATTTCTTAAAGCCATCCCTCGAGGCATTGTTCAATACGATTATGACCCGGCTGTGGCCGGCACTGAAAAAGCTATTTGACCTCCTCACGCCGGCTCTATGGACCGCACTTAAAGTTATTGGCGCAATCATTGGAGGGGTGATTCTCGTCTACCTATGGCTATTTATTAACGGTCTGAACGTAGCAATTAGCGTTATATCGTGGCTCGGCAGCACCGCAGTGAGTATTTTCCTCGGCATTAAGAACGCCGCGGTTGATCTATGGCATGTCATGGTGGCTGTTTGGCAAGCAATTTTCAACGTCGTTTCGACTGTCTTTAGCGCCATTTGGACGGTTATCTCAACATATTGGAATATGATTATGGCCGTGGTTACGTTCTTTTATAACTATTACAAATTCGTTTTTGATACCCTTTACGCAATTGCCGTTTATGTTTGGCAGGCCATTTACGGTGTGGCCATTAAGCCGATCATCGACTGGATCGTCGGCAGCATCATGTGGTTAAGGGACGTGATTGTCGGAGTTTGGCAAGCCATTTGGGGCGTTGCCGGACCGATCTTTGGCGCCATAGGTAGTGCGGCAGTCGGGGCGTGGAACTGGATCGTGAGTGTCTGGCAAGGTGCGGCCGGCTGGTTCCGCGGTGTGTTTGGCTCGATTGAGGGCATTGCCAGATCAGTAGCCAACGCGATCGGCGGGTGGTTTAACGGCGCGTGGGAAAGCATGAAAGGTGGATTTAAATCTGCCGTCAACTGGATTATTGACACCGCTAACCGGCTGATCAGTGGCTATAACAATACCGTCGGCAAGATCCCAGGCACGCCACACGTTGCCAATATCGGCCGCTTTGCCCGCGGTACTGAGAACTTTGCCGGCGGCGGCGCGATCGTTGGTGAGGAGGGAGCCGAGCTCGGTTTATTCCCATCTGGTACAAAGATCATTCCACACAATATGACTGCTAACTTAGTCGATAACCTGATGAATGTTGGCGATATGCTACGCTCGTTCTTGAGCGGTGGCATGGGTAACTTTATGTCACCAAGCCAGCTAGCGCCTCAAGGAGCCGGCAGTAAGCAAATTACTAGCAGTACGAATATTTACGGTGACATCCATATCGGCTCACAGGCTGATGCTGATTATCTGCTCAAGAGGTTGGATCGTGATTTTGAGCTAGAGGGAATGGGGGTCGCAGTATTATGACCAGGCCAACAGTAAGCTTTAACGGCAAAGATTTTGCAACTTATGTTACTGGGCTGATTGTAATTGGCAGAGATCCATATAGGGCGGCAAATCGCGTTGTGAACAATTCGCCTTTGGCTGGATCTAATAAATCAGTCACAACCTCAGCGTGGTTTACCGGCAATAAAATGAATATTAAAGTCGAAATAGGCCGCAATACCCGCGAACTTTTAGATGATTCTATCGATCAATTAAGGGCCCTTTTACACCCGAGAGAGGCGGCACTTGTTACTAACTATGGTTCAAGTAGCCGGCAATGGACAGCAACTTATAGCAATTACTCCGTTTCAGAAGTTGAGGGTGGCCATGCCACGATCGAAATAGAATTTATCTGCTCAGATCCATATGGCTATGCTGTGACACCTACCACCCTGTTTAGCTCAACGCGAACCGGCTCAAGCAGCACCGACAACTTTATTGTTGGCGGTAGCGCAGAATTCCAGGTGCCAGTGATTACGATCGTATTTAACGCTGTGACCGGGGGCACGCTCAAGGATGTTGTTGTGGGAAACCCCAATACAGGCCAGCAGGTTACTATCACTAATACTTTTGCGACCGCAGACGTGCTCGTGATTGATTCGCGAAACAAGATTATAACCCTAAACGGCGATGAAATACTGGGCGTCGGCGCACTGCCTCAATGGGAAGCTGGCCCCGGTTCGCTCGATTACTCCGATACCCTAACCACTCGCAATTACACAATTTCAGCCGAGTATTATAAGCGGTATTAGCCATGTCATTGCAAAAAACCCACCGCTATGAAATATCACGAGCTGGCGTATTCTTAGGTGTCTTGCAAGACGTTACGTCTGATTTTACCTATAGCCAGCCGATTGCTTCAATTGGCACGCAGGTCATTATTTCAGTTGGACAAAGCGCCAACGTAATTACCAGGTCGGTCGAAGCTTTTACTGACGAGGCCGGCGATCCAATTACCGACGAAAGCGACAACCCGATTATCTCCGACGGCCAACCGAACACAATCGGCGACAGCAACGAAGATAACCTAATTCGTAACCACAACACGATTAAAGTTATCGAGTTTTCTTCGTATCACCCCAACGGCGTTACTGTTTTTGAGGGCTATATATCCAAATGGAAAGCCGTTTTTGGCGGTGGCGACGATATCGAAATTACCTGCTTGAGTGAGGGCCAAGACACCCAAAACTTCTTAGTTCAAACTGGCGATTCGGCATATATTACTCAAAGCGATAGCGTTGGTATGTATAACCGTTTCGGCAGCCCACCACACGACTTCCAGGAAACGGTTATACAGACTTTCACGATGCCCCTTACCAAAACCGTTTCGGCGATCACTGTGCAAATGTCTTGCGTCGAAACCGGCTATGTTTCCGTAATTATCCAGGAGCAGATTGGCGCGTCGCCGGATCTCGGGAACGACCCGACTGTGGCTTCGGGCACGGTGCTCGTAACACCCAAAGCCCAAGAGAATGTTAAAATTGGCCTCAACGCTTCGACTGATCTATCCACTGGCACAACCTATTATTTCCGACTTAGTTTTAGCGGCAATGACTGGGCCTATGCCTACGGCAGCAGCTCAAACCCTTACGCCAACGGCACGCTTTGGCTGGCTTCGTTTAGTGGTACAACTTGGGGAGCACCAACACAATACTCCAGTTATGATATGTACTTCATTTTGTGGGAGTTTGGTGGCTCGCTCGTCGGTAGCTACACCAGTGAGGACCCAACCTTTATGCTCACCAGCATTATGGAGGACTACGCAAATCGCGGCGGCCACATTCTAATCCCGCCCAGCCCGGTCGTTCCTTATCTTTCACAAATTGCTCATGGTTCAACCGTGCCGTCCGGTTACTGGTCGTGCTCGTATGCGCAAATATTTACCCCTACGGCCGACACGCTTACGAACCTAATCCAACTTTATTTAGGTGTGAGTAGTGGAAGCTGTCTTGTGGGTGTCGCGATTTATGAGGGTGATCCCTCCGGTGATGGTGTGACTGTTATCGGTGGTGTTGGGAATTATGATAACAACGGCAGCAGCACGCTTATCGCAACAGCTACCCCTCAAACCATCACTAACACCACCGCTCAAGTAACTACTTTTGAAATTGCCACACCAGTCACCTTACAAGCCGGCCACGATTATTTCTTACTATTATTCTTCAATCAGGGTGGGTTCGGTACCTTAAATATGTATGGTGCCGGTTCGTCTGATCTGCCAATCACCGCAACAGGTGTTGGCCAACTTTATATTGCTCGTGCCACCTTTAACAACTCATCATTCAGCGCCACATATAGCACTTCAAACCCAGCACTATACTTTGGGCTGGCACACCTGGATCCAGTCCCCGATTCATTAGCGGCCGGCTACGCGGACACTGGGGTTTCAACCGACTATGACTTTAAATACCAAACCATTAAGCAGGCAATTGAGGCCATTGTAAGCCTCGCACCGGAAGATTGGTATTGGTATGTCGAACCGGCCGATTCAACGCTTTATTTCCAGCCTGTGAGCGCCACAGCGGATCATACGTTAGTTAAGGGTCGGCATATCAACCTACTAGAAATTGAGGCCACAAAAGAAAACATCGCCAACCGGGTTTACTTTACTGGCGGTCCGACGGCCGGCGTGAACACATTTGTTAAGTACGAAGACGCGGCCTCACTGGCTATAAACCGTGTTGGCTTAAAGCAACTCACCGATAACCACGTTACCGACGACGCCGTTGCCCTATTGATCGCACAGAACTACTCGGCCGCGCACAGCGCCGAGGAATACATAACGCCAGTGACGATTCTGGACCAAACGATCGATACCACGCTTTTCCATATTGGTGAGACTATTGGGTTTCAGGGATTTGGAAACTTTGTCGATGATCTAATTTTGCAAATTGTTGGCAAAACTCCACATAAAACAGGGGTTACGCTATCACTGGGGGTATTACCTAAAAAGCCGTCCGGCAAGGTCGAAGAAATCCGCAAGGGTCTTACCGACGAACAAACGATTGATAACCCGGACACACCAACGTAGAATGAGCTTATGACTAAAATATCCGGGCAGCCAAATAATACAAGTCCCGCCAGCGCGGACTATTTGCTCGGTAACGCCGCCTCCGGCCCAACAACCAAACGATTCACTTTAGCAAATCTTATTACGTTCTTTTTTAATAATATTCCGGCCGGTGTAATTACTAACTCTAAACTGTCAACCACGACCGGCGAACTCGGGGGCGCATGGAGTGACTGGACCCCAACTTGGACTATTCTTACTATTGGTGACGCCGTTCAGGCGTGCAAATATACTCGAATCGGCAATACGATTATTGGCCGTATATCTGTTGTTCTGGGGAGCACAAGCGCTATGGGTACCGGAGTGCCGACCTTTACGCTACCTGTCCCTGCCGTTTCACAGGCAGCCGCTATGCCTTTCGGGCCACTGCGCATAAACGCCGGTTCGGCCAATGCTTGCGGCGGTATCATCCGATTTTCAGACACTACCCACGGCGACATCGTGCAGGCTTCGGCATCAGGTTCTAACGTACTAGAGGCTGGTTTTTCTTCTTCATCACCAGGAGCATGGGGCGCGGGTAAATCGATATACGGTACCTTTACTTACGAGGCGGCACCATGAGCACTTACGAGCATGATGGACTTCGGAATTTCGAACACCTGGCATGGGGCTTGGTTAAGAAAGGTGTCATTGATGAGGCCGTTTATGACGAATCAGTCGAGGCCTATATTGAGAATAATTTTGCCGGTGCTGTCGGCCAAGTGGCTTTAGTGAATGGGGCAATCCAGAGTGAGCAGATGCCGCTCTTTGCGAGCGTACCGATCGAGGGCTCTACTCCTATTGCGGACACTCGCAAGTAATACTTAAAAGTTGTGCATAACCTGTGGATAACATGGGTATAAGTAGTGGGTAAATAAATGCGAGCGTCTCTGATAGAATAGTTATCCCAAAGTTATCCACACTGAATCCACAGGCAATCCACACCCCGCTTTTTCGCTTATGTTTTTACTAACAAAGGTGGGTAGAGACGCTCGTAAACTTATACACATTATCCACAGGCCCTATAACTACTACTATTTATATATTAACTATTATAGTAATTAGTGAAAAATAAAGTGCTTGCAATGCGAGCAGCTCCTAACTATGCTTAGTAGGTACATTTAAAAAAGGAGCCCGCTATGACCGATCCAACATCAACTAATGGTCCCGAATTTTCGGTACCAAGCCCAGAAGAAACCGCTGAGGTATTCAAAGGGGAGCTCGAGCCGTCGCAGACAGCAGTAGCACCCCCCGAAGCCTCAAAACCAATGACGATTCGTGACACCACTGCCACGAACTTTTTGGACCCAAATCTCTATATTCAGCTAAAGGCGTTGGCCAACGATTTCATACGTTCCGGTGCCATTCCGAAAGTTTGGGAGACGGCCGAGCAAGTGCTGGTTGGTTTGCAAACCGGCGCTGAAATGGGAATGAAGCCAATGGAAGCGATGAACTCGCTTTATCCAGTCAACGGTGCGATCAACGTGTGGGGCAAGGCCACGATCCGCCGGCTGTCCGAACATGGTTGGAAAATTAAGTATTCAAACGAAAGCCAAGAATCTTGCACTGCGACCGTCACCAAAGGTCGCGAAAAGTACGTTGAGACGTTCACGTTTGCTGACGCTGTGGCATCCGGCTACACGACCGACAGCTACGGCAAACTTAAAATTGGCTGGCGTCCTGGTATGAACCGAATTAAGAAGCTGCGCTATGGCGTGATCAGTTTAATCATTAGCACATACATTCCTGACGTGCTTGGTTCGGCTATGGGTATTGTCGAAGTGTCAGACGATTACGATCTCGGCACCAATAAAAAACCTGCCGAGCTGTCAGCTAAAATAGACAACCGCAAGGAACTGATGGCTGCGGCCGAGGCCAAGCACAAAGAACTTAAAGCCGTTCCATTCAAGCCGGCCAGAATAAACACCAATGGCTGATTATCTTTACGCCGACGATGGCAAAATCCATACTCGCTATACCGAACTGAGCCGCTGCACAGCGGGGCAAATCGATCGTGTGATCGACGAGCGCCTGGGAACCCGCGAAAGCTTCAAAAGCGACAATATGGAGTTTGGAACCGATAGGCACGATATGTGGGAAAATGAGGGCAAGCGCACTGGCCGAATCCCCGAATGTTTTGGCCTAGACTGGCCGATTAGTCATGTCGAACAAGAATTTGTTAGTGAGATTCTGCCCGATGTTGTGCTCCACAGCCGTCCTGATGCGGTTTGCGCGGATATTAGCACAATAGTCGACTACAAGACCCTCATCGCCGATTCGTTCGCTATGGGCGAGCTCCTGGCCGTCCAACGATACTCGAAATCAAAACAGCTTCCGATCTACGCTTACCAGGCTGGGCTTCACGATATCCGAATTAAGCGGATCGCCTACCTAGTTGAGATTTGGAACCGGCAGCAGACCGAGATCCTCGGCTATAAGATCATTACTAAAGAATTTAAGATGAAAGATATCGGCGCGGCACTGCCGTGGGTGCGTGAACGCGTTGCAATGCTGGTGTCTGCTATTGAGGGGAGGTCCTTATGAACGACGACATTAAATTTAAAGTCTGGTCACCACAAGACGGCATGGCTGAACTATGGGCGCTTGCCTGGACACTTGAGCTCGTCGAGGCTATGAGCCACACCGATTCAAACTCGCCGGTCGAGGAGCCGCATATCCATCCGTGGGAGGTTTTGATGAAGCAATTAGCTGTGGCTAATGGGAAATTGCTTAGATACACCGGCCTCAAGGACAAGAACGGTATCGAGATTTATGAGGGGGATATTGTTA